GTACAACGACGCACGGGGAAACGAATGTCAGAAGCATATTTTAATAAGGTCGTCGATGGAGCAGTAGGCGACGTCATTGCGTCTATGAAGGGCGGCAGAAACGAAAACCTAAACAAGGCAGCATTCTCAATCGGCAGGCACGCGCACATGTCTCCAGCCAACATTGATGCGGCCATTCTGCAACTACACGCGGCGGCGCGTCAGATCGGGCTTAAGGATTTCGAGATAAAGTCAACCATTGGCAGCGGCTTTAAACGCGGCGGCGAAAACCCAAAGCAGCTCGAAAACTCGGATATACAGCCGTATATACCAAGTGAACTGGAGCGTTTGGTTACACGTCTAGCCAGTAAAGACCTAATCATACGCGACGAGGAAAGCCGCAGAGACAAAGTAAAGAAGGCGCAGGAGGCGTGGGAGCGCGCCGTACCGATCACAAGAGAAAACTTAGACGCGGTAAAGCCTGCTCTGCTTTACCTCAACTCACGCGGCCTCAGAGCGAGCGCAGCGGTAAACGTGGCAAAGTTTAGCCCCAACGTGTACGACGGGCCGGCAATTATCTTCGCGGCGACAACACCGGAGGGCGAAATCGAGGGCATCCAGAGCGTGCTCATAACGCCAGAGGGAAAGAAGCGCGAGGTCAACGGTATTGCGAAATACTCGCGCGGCGTCATTGCCGGAAATGTAATGCAAATCGGCGAAACGCAAGGCGAAAAGCCAATCGTCATTGTCGAGGGGCCGGAGGACGCGCTTAGCATACGGCAGGCAGCCAAAGACGATGCGGCGGTGATCTGTACCTTCGGTAAGGCGGGAATGGCAACGTACACGCCTCCACGCGCCTCAGACGTGACGATATGCGCAGACCCTGACCTCGACATCGAAAAGTGCGTCGACGTCCTCAAAGGCGACGGAAGCACGCAAGTGCACGTCATACGCTTCGACCAGCTAGACGCGGAAAACGTCAAGGACGCAAACGACTACCTACGCGAGGCTGGCGAAACAAAATTACGTGAGGCGTTGGCAACTGCGCAACTTTATGAAGAGGCCAAGCAGATACAGCTCGAAAGCGAGCGCCAGTGGCCAACTGAGTTCGAGGTTATCGACCCGTCGCTTATACCAAAGCGGCGTTGGATATATGGCACGCACTACATCCGCGGATACGTTAGCGTACTGGCGTCGATGGGCGGCGTGGGTAAGACATCCATGCAGGGCGTGGAGGCGTGCGCCATTGCGCTGGGCAAGGCGCTACTAGAGGAGCCGGTGCGCGAGCAGTGCAACGTCTGGGTCATCAACGGCGAAGACCCATACGAGGAAATGCAGCGACGCTTCGCAGCCATCTTCATCCACTATGGCATCAAGCCGGAGGACATACGCGGCAAGCTATTCCTCGACGCTGGCCGTGATCTCATGATCCAGTTCGCAAAGCAAACGCGTGATGGCATCGTGACGGACGAAGACATGCTTGAGTATATGATCGAAAAGATAAAACGTCACAACATCGGTCTGGTCATCATCGACCCGTGGGTTGGCTTCAACGACATCAACGAAAACGACAACGTCGCGATGAACGCGGCGGTCGCAGCGGCGCGCTACGTCGCAGACAAGACCGACGCCGCGATCGTGCTAACGCACCATATCCGCAAGACAAACGGCGAAGACGCGACGGTCGACAGCGTCCGCGGAGCCGGATCGCTGATCGGTGCAGCTCGCGCAGCCCGCGTCATCAATCGTGTTAGCCAAGAAGACGCGATGAAGCTGGGCGTGTCGGAGCATGAGGCGCTCGGCATATTCCGCGTTGACGATGGCAAGGCAAACCTCGCACCGCCGGCCGCAAAGGCGCTGTACCGGCGCATGCACGGGGTGGAGCTGCCAAACGGTGAATACGTGGGCGTCTGCGTGCCGTTCAAAATGCCAGACTTGTTCGACGGGGTCAGCGCAAAAGACGCGCAAGCTGTGCAGCGCCTGATCGGGGCTGCCGCGGAACGGGGCGAGCCAATGCGCGCAGATGCACGCGCCAAGTCGTGGGCGGGCAATGCGGTGGCCGTGCAGCTCGACCTAGACTTGGACAAGCAGCACGAGAAGGCGCGCGCAAAGGCGATCCTGAAAAAGTGGATCGAGACAAACGTGCTGAAGGTCGAGGAGTGGCCAGATAAACGGCAGGGGCGGGACGTGCAATGCGTCGTCGTCGGGGAATGGATCAACGCGTCGGAGGTAGGATGATGAGCCGTCACAGCCAGAAATCTAAGCAGCGTCATCCCGACGCGCCGCGCGAGCACTTCGAGGTGGCGCACATAACATTCGAAATTGCGCCGGACGCGAAGACGTTCGCGCTCATAGCGGGGCAGGCGTACAGCGCAAAGGATCGCAGGCCGCTGTTCAGCGCGCACATAGAAAAAGGCATGAGCGAGCAGCTACGTGAGCTGGCGTTCAGGCTCAGACAATTGGAGAGGGAACTATGACTAGGCCAACATACGAAACCGCCGAAGATCGCAACAACGAACGCCGCCTCGCGGCAAAGATTGAAAGGCATTACGGATGCATCCTGCAAAAGATGCCAATGAAGCTGAGCCTAGACTTCATGGCGATCCGAGACGGGAAAGCGGTCGCGTTCATCGAAGCCAGACAACGCAAGATCGCGATGAACACGTACCCGACGTACATGCTGTCGCTCTACAAGGCGACGCAAGCGCGCGCGCTCACGATGACGACGGGGCTGCCGTGCTTCCTCGCCGTGCAGTGGACGGACAAAGCCGGCATCGCGAAGCTGCCGCCAAGCCACGAGGATATGCACGTCGAAATGGGCGGCACGACGCGACGAGACGATCCACAAGACATCGAGCCTATGGTACACTTCGACATAGCTAACTTTAAGGAGCTGTGACAATGACACTACCAACGCCAATACGTGAAATAGAAGAAGACGAAAACAAGCTGGAGCTTGGGCGCATTGTATGGGACGAGGAAATCGGAGGCGCCGCGATCGAGTGGTGCGCAGATGAGATGCCAATGATGTCATCGGCGGAGATCGACACGGCATTCGTGATGGAGGTGCTGCAAGGCATCGAAATAGACGTGACGATGGCCAAGGCGCTGAATATGGCGTTGTTGAGAGAGGGGTCAAATGGCACTTTGCATTAGTTCCTCAGTTTCCTCAGTTGAACTGAGGTGGAGTGAGGAAGTGAGGTAAAAGAGGCCGATTTTAGTTCCTCCTCAGTTATTACGTATATATACGTAACTGAGGAGGTAACTTCGGACTGAGGTGAAAGTAACTGAGGAAAGTGGAGGAGTTGTAGCATGGCAAAGAAGGGGAAGCGGTCGCTGGCTAACCATAGGGAAGCGAAGGCGAGAGGGACGTTGAATAGTGAGGGGACGAAGATCAGTGCTGGCGTATGGGGTCAGTTGCGTCCGCTCGATGAAAAGGCAAGAGAGAAGATCGCGAAGTGGGGCGACACGTTGCCGGACTTAGTGTCTCCGGATTTAGCTGGACGCTTCGAGGCGGCGTACGAGGCGCTCAGAGAGCGTGTGGATGCGGATGACGTGGTTGGCACCAATCAGATCGCAACGCAGCTCATGAGGGCGTGGGACGTCTTGGAGAAGGCTGCGGAGGATGCAGGGCACAAGCCGCTGCCGCCGCACGCGTACTGCGTGGAGATCGATGACGTGATCGTATGCTTCGCGTTGCACGGGTGGGCGGAGCTGCGGAAGAAACATCCAAGCTGGATCGTGTACAGCTTCGAAGATGCTGCACGCGTGATCAGGTTTGACTGGACGGAGACTTTCCTGAACAATGCGTTCAATGCGTTTCCGAATGCAAAGGTAACGCGGATGGTGCGTGATGGAGATGATCGCATCAACTGGGATTTAGGTGGAGATGAAATACCATGGTAACGAGAGAAGAGATACTGGCGATAGCAGAGGGCGTGATCAGTGGAGATCGCAACAAGGATTACGGGGACGCAAAGGATAACTTTGAGACGATCGCAGCGTTGTGGTCGTCTTATCTGGATCACGACTTCACAGTAGTGGACGTGGCCAACATGATGATTCTGCTAAAGATAGCACGCAGCAAGACGTCGCCGCGTAAACAGGATCACTGGGTCGACATCTGCGGCTATGCAGCGTTAACAGGAGAAATTGTGAGCGATGGGCGGTGAAGTAGGCAAGACAAAGATCGCAGCGTTAGAGGCGGTCGGTGAGGATGAGCTGTTCGAGCAGATAGCGCAGGGCAAGAGCGTGCGTAACATCATGAAGGAGCAGAACATCGGGTACAAGCTGTGGGCGAAGTGGTTAGACGCTAAAGCTGGCCGACGTGATCGTTACGCGACTGCGCAGCTAGAGGCTGGACACTATTACGCTGAGCGTGCAGTCGACACGGCGCAGACAACTGATCCATCGATGGTCAACGTAGCGCGCTTGCAAGTGGATACGGACAAGTGGATGGCGTCTAAGCTGAACGCGCAGTACGATACGAGGCAACGTGACGTGGCGATCAACATAAGCGTCAACGACTTGCACGCGCAGGCTGCGGCGTTACTTGGCGACGTGATCGACGGTGAAGCGGTAGAGGTAGACGATGACGACGTCTAACGAGGTAAAGGTAATCGAGATTACTGAGCACGAGGATGGCTCTGCTACGCTGAGCTTGGACATGTCGAAAGAGCTTTACGCGTTCTTCTTTGAGCACGGCTTTCGTCAGGTGTTGATGCGTGCTCTCGAACAGGAGCAGGCTCGTGATGACGTGTGAGCGACGAAATCGCACACTGGATCACAGTCGCACACGCGTGCGCGCGAATAACAAAACGAGCGTTCAATTACAATCGCTTGACACTACATCTTGTGCCATTGCGTTATTTGCATGGCTCGCTGGCGCGTGGCATCGCGCAAACGCCTTATTTATATGTCGCATGCAAGAAGTGGAATTTAACATAATCGACATTATCGGAGTGATCTATGCGCCGCGTGCATACCGAACGCGTTTTGACCCCCCCCCTTCGATTCGGCGG